CTTCATCATCTTATACATCTTATCTGCGCCTTTATCAACACTTCCTCCACCTGCTGCTCTTACAGCATCGGCAGTCATTACAAATTCATTCTTACTTAATCTTGCTGGTACATCATCAGCTTTTTCTTTAGCACCAATTGGTACAAAACCACCACCTCTGAGATCCATTTCATTACCTCCAAGGTTCATAATTCCTCCTTCGGCCTTACCTTCAGCTTGAGCATTTTTAACAGAGTTTATTTCTTCTTGTGTTGCTCCTGTTATAGATTGAATAAGACTATCGTCTGCACCTCTATCTAACATATTTTTTATCATAGCCATTTTTTTATCTACCTCACCACCTTCTGCATAAGAGCTTGTAAACTCTGCACCAGGTAAGAATCTAAATTCAGGATCATTTTTTCTTGCACGTGCAACGATATCTAAAATATTTAATCCCTCACCTCTATCGATATCTGAGATATCAATACCTTCTTCATCTTCCGCTTCTTTAGCAGCCATTAATCCAGCAAGACCTGACAGGCCTGTAATACCTGCAATCTTACCAAGACCCGTTAATTTTGTTCCTTCAGCTAAACCAAATTTACCTAATGCTTTAGCTAAACCACTTTTGTATCCAAAGCCAGTTTTTAATGGATTAAAACTTCCTTTACCAAAAAAAGAACCTAATCCACCTTTACCTGCAAAACCACCAAACTGTGTTCCTGGTACACCAAATGTTAAAGCACCTAATATAGCAGCTTTACCTAATGGACTTTTAACAACTTTCTTTACAGCTTTTTTAGCTTTTCTAAAAATTTTTTTAATAAAATATGACTTAATACCAGTGCCATTAATATCTTCACCTGCTCCACCTAATGATTTTAAAAGTGCAGCTTCATCTTTATTAATATATGCTAGATCCTCACCAGGAGGTGCCATTTTTCTAGCATCATCTAGTGTCAAAATTCCGCCATCTTTTCGAAGTTGTCTTTCCATATCTGATCTTGAAATTGCCATAGTTTATCTATCTTATTTGGTTTTTGGAAAAATATCAAGGCTAGGCATAATAACTCTGACATCTTTTCTTATATCAGATTCTGGTATATTTTTAGCTTTCCATTCAGAATCGTCCTTATATACCTCGCCTGTCTTCATATTTGTTATTGTTGTTATAATCTCTTTTGGTTCTATTACTGGAATATTGTTCATTATGTTGTTATCTCCTTCTTAATATTTAAATAGCTAACCGCTACATCAAATGAATCAGTGTTGCTTGATAGTACAGTTAGGGTATTACCGCCCTCAACTACTAAAGGTTGAGTAAGTAATTCTGTTGTAACATTTGCTGTTAATGCTGCTGATTTAATCGCTGTAATGCTGTTGTTTGTAACTGTGACTGTTGGTGTGCCAGCTGATGTTACTAATATAGATTTAATAACATATGTTTCACTTACCAAAGGATTCCCTGTACCAAAAGGATTTATTGCACTTCCTGATGTGCTATTATCTGTACCTACAAATTTATATTGATTAGCCATTAATTTACAAAAAAGTTAAACGCTTCAATTTCATCTTTTAATTCTTCTTGAAACGTTGAATTTAATTTTTCTACAATTGCATCAAGATCTCTAACCTGTGCCTCTGCTGTTTGCACATCGTATTCTCTTGATGGTCTAGTTATTACCTGTACAATTTTAGCCATTATGGGCCTCCAGCTATTTGATTTAATTCTTCTACAGTCATATTAGCTAAATTCATATTATTAAATGCATCAGTATTTACTATACCCGAAATAGGTTTAGCTAATGGTGTTGTGATATTTGGTTGTAAACTTTGTATATAAGATTTTGCAAAAGGTAGATCAGGACTTACCTGATCTAATAAAGTTGTATCATCGTCATCATCAGTAATATTTTTAGGACCTTTTAAACTGCTAAAAAAATCTTTTAAAGTATTTGATGATTTAAATTTACTTGCTATACCAGGTATTGAAGTTATTCCTCTACTTAATAAACCTAATGCTGGATTTACAAATCCTAAAACAGTTCCTAATAAACTTCCTATACCAAATCTTCCTGGTCTATTCATATCAACAACATTTTTTCTTTCTCTAAAACCTAATCTTTCAGCTTGTCGTTGTTCTGCTTTTTGCATTAATTCTTTTTGATTTCTTACTCTTGAATCAAATGCAGATTTAGTTTCACTTGGTCCTCGACCAGAAAATCCTCTTCCTTCCATAGCTCCACCGCCAGCTTCTGTATCTCCACCAGACGCACCAGCTCCCCCTACATCTCCAAAACTATCTAGTGACATAATCCCTGATGGGCCCATGTTAGGACCTTTAGATAATGATCCGTGTATATCTTTTTTAAGTATTAAATCTTTTTCTGCTTTTGTAATATATGCAAGTTCAGTTGGTGGTGCATCGGGACTAGATTGCCATTTTCTAGGTGCAACAACTTGTGGTTGTTTACCTAAATAGTTTTCTACCCCACCCTGTACTATTGGTTTTTTATTTTTTGCCATTATCGTCTTCCGTCTGGTTGTATATCTAATCTGAATGTTCCTAATTTCCAACTTTGATTAGAAGATGTATTAGATATTTTAAGAGCTATAGCACGTGCACGCGCTCTTGTATCTATTTTTTTTGTACTAGATGTTATATCAAATGGCCCTAATGGAGAACCTGATTGTGAATCATTAGGAAAATCACGTAAATTTAAAGTTATTCTAGTGGCTCCAGTTTGTGATATAAAATCAGGTATGAATCTTCTTATCTTCATAATATATTCACCATCTCCTCTAGTATCTGCTATACCTGTTTGTTGATTACCTACTATTCTTTGAGTAATATCAAAATCTCCTGATTCAATACTTGCAACAATTGCTGTAGTTGAACCACCTTGTACTTGATCAGTTCCTGTTTCGTGTTGATAGTATATTGTTCTTCCGTCTGTATTTCCAACAACATCAAAAGATGTATCAGTAGCTGCGTCGTATTCTGTTGCATGTGGATTACCAAATACAGCAGAATCTTGCCACATAGTTCTAGCCAATGTTCCATTCGTCCAAACAGGTCTTTGTGGTGAAGAATCAAAATAGTTATATGCAACCATTCTATTTACAACTGATGATGAAGCTGTTGGATAAAACCACATGACCTCACCAAACAGATTGTTTAGACCTGCTGATACCATCTGATTGCCAGATTCTAAATTTATATCATCATAAACGTGATCTTCTACTAAACAAGGTAATGATTCTAACTTACCAGCATATCTAAAGAAACCATTCTCTGACATCCAGTATGCAGCACCATCAACTTCTACACATGCATTTTGTCCAACAAGTCCACAGTTAGTTCCAACCTGTGCAAATGCAAATGTAAATGGTTGACCAACAAAACGTTGAGTAAATAATGCAGTATCAGTCCAAACATAAATTGCATCACGACCTCTTATTGCCCCTCTGATCTGTGATCCGTCAGCCAGTCTTTGTGTACCAGCTGTGTTAGTTGCTGTTGGTGTATACGTGTTTATATCTTCTTGATCTGAGAATCTTACGAACATATCATCTTGTGATGATGGTGTTCCTATAGTTGTTTCTGTTCCAAAAAATACTAAGTGTCTATCAGGTGTAGATACTAACATATGTCTTGATGCAGTTGGTGCACCAGATATAATAGTTGCTCTATTAGATGTTGCGTCTGTTGCTGCAGAGTTCCATTCAAAAACAGCACTGTCATGAATTAAACAAATAGCTTTGTCACCAAAATTATCTAATGACCACATACCAGGTTCTAATACTAAATCACCTGATGCTGCTTCACCCCATGCTACAAAGTTTGTAGAACTTGTAATAGTTGCACCACCGCTATGAGCTGCTGCTGTTGTCCCTGCTACACCTCTTGTTACACCTGTAAGTTCTCCTGTAGCTGCAATACCTGTATAAGATATTTCTTCACTATCTATGATTATAAAATTTGTTCCTGCTGTTGGAAACTGTGATGAATCAACTAATATAATACCTGTTGTAACAGCATCATTAATACCATTTTGTAGAGTGGTTGCAGGTTCACCTGATACTTCACCACCCCAAGATCCTAATGACCAACCAAAACCTTTTGCTTGCACCGCTGGTCCTACAGGATAATAATGTTGTACTCGTATACCACCCGATGTTGTTGCACCAGATCCAGATTCATTTGATGGCATTGTAATAGTTAATGTTGAACTTGTAGGCACGGTTGTAACCATAAATTTTTTATCATTAAAATCTGCAGCTGCAAAATTAGAATTAGTAATAGCTGAAAAATTATCTAACAATATAATATCTTGTGCTGATATACCATGAGCACCACTAAAAGTTATTGTAACTTCAGCTGATCCGTTGGTCGTGGTAAATGCGCTTGTAAGCGTTGTTGTAGATTTAATAGGATGTATATCGTAATATACACCACCAGAAAATGCATATAAAATTCTGTTTGTACCTATGATCGCGTATTTTCTAGATAAACTATTTACAAAATGATGAAGACCTCTGCCTGCTCCTGTAAGAGCATCATCCCCTAATTGTTTCCAACCACCTATTTTTTCAGGTGTGCCATATCTAAAACGAACATTATCACAGTCGGTCCATTGACCCTCTGCACCTGTAGGTGTTATCTGTTTGTTGATACCTGGTTGAAAACCTATTTTTTGTAGCATATAACCTCATTATATATTAAAAAGCCCAGCTTACAAACGAGTAACGGGTGCCTTTTGTAGTCTCTCTAACTTCATGTGGGTACATAAAGTTAGATGGAAATAACAGTATATCACCTGTTTTTAACTCAATTTTCTCTCCCCTGCAATAGAATTCAGAGCCCTCATAGTCTTCATTTAGATTAGCCACAATCGATACTATAGGCACTCCTTTCATTTGACCATCAAATATACTGTGTATATGATCATAGTGTTCTCTCATCATAGTGCCAACATTGTATCTATTAAAACGTATTGGACTAAATTTACTGAGCCATGGTCCCTGAGTCTTGCCTCCTGGTGCGCTATGTTTTTCTTGATATTCACCTAATGCTTTAACTAAGTATGGCGTAATCTTTGCTTGTTGTTCTTTAGTGCAATTCATTACATCTAATTCTTTTGTAGGCTCAGACGATGTTTCACCAGATGCATAATTATTCCAGGTATGTTTTCTCCAAATACCTTTATTACATTCATCTATTAATGCTTCACATAATTCTTTCGGTATGTGATTCTTTACATATATATAACTTTTAATTGTGCTCATTCATTAACCTCCTTATGTCTAAATGAGTTAGTGATTGCTCTGACCCTATAGCGTCAATACAAAACGTATTGAATGATACACTTATTCTATCTTCCTCACCTTGATTAATTGGTACGCTATGTTTCAATGAAGATGGAAATAATATTAATTCACCTGGCTTACAAGGCAGCATAAAAGATTCTGAATTCATATAATTATATTTTTCAGGATCTAGTTTCATGCCGTCTTGTCGATCTTTAGCAAAAGCTATAGGTGGTAGTTTTTCGTTTATCTGAAAATACATAACTCCAGATACTATACTGTTTGGATGCACGTGTTCGTGATGTTTAGAACCTTTTGGATTTCTATTAGCCCAGCATTGTGTGATGACTAATCTCTGTTTTGTATTTAAAACATTTGTAGTATATTTATCTATAGATTCTTTTAAAAAATTTTTTATATTCTTAAACTCTTCATTACGTAACAAATACGAATCATCCGATCTGTAATTACCATTTTGTTGTTGCTCACGATAACTGATGGTTTTTAAATAAGCCAGTTCCTTATCAATCGATTGTTCGTATGGCACAATCAACAAAGGTGTAGGAAACAATTGTAATAATTCTTCTTTCATTTTGTAGGATACTACACTATTTTATTATGATTGTAAACCACCATGTGAGTCTGATGAAGCCATTACATTAGCTCTTGCTCCAGATGCTATATCACCAAAATCAACAGCATTACCTGTAGAAGCAATAGTTGCATAGTCAATTACATTACTTTGACTTGGTGTATATCCTCCACCCCAAACAATTCTACTGTTATTAGTAGTGCAAAAAACAGCTTGTCTTCCTACAGTTAAATCTCCAAAATCTGTTGCATTACCAGTGCTAGCAATGGTTACATAATCAATTACATTTGAGGTTCCGCCACCTCCTCCTAATAAAGCTCTTGTTGAACTAGCACCCATTCCAGTTTGTCCTCTTGATACTGTGGCATCCCCAAAATCAGTTGTATTACCTGTTGAACCTATTGTTATATAATCGATTACGTTTGCAGTTCCTGAACCTGGTCCTCTAGGACCAAATATACCTCTTGTTGAATTAGCTGTTCCCCCTGCACCACTTCCGTTTGTAGTTAAATCTCCAAAATCTGTAGCATTTCCAAATGTAGATATAGTTACATAATCTATAACATTACTATAAGCTGGTGAACCATCAGGGTCGTAACCTCCACCCCAAACTCCTCTTGTGCTATTAGCAAGAGAACCTTGATTAGCTCTTGCTGATGTGCTGTCTCCAAAATCTGAAGCATTACCAAACGATGCCATTTCAATTGCTGAAATCTGTGTTGTATAACCACTGTCTGCTCCACCATCTGCCTCTAACATTCTAGTTGCATTACCACAACCTCCACCCCAGTTTTCTGCATTTAAAATTAATGAACCAAAAGTAACTGTATTACCTAATGTTGAAATATTAAATGTTTCAATTTTAGGTGATGGTGGTCCACCACATATTATTGCTCTCCCTGATCCAGGCATATAGTTTACCGATGCACGTTGAGGAAATTGATCTGTTTGTGGTATACCACCATGACCATTACTTGCACCAAAACATTGATCAAAAGCTCTTGTGGTGTCACCAAAATCTGTAGCATTTCCAGTTGTTGCAAGTGTAAAAACATCTAAACCTGCTGTGCTAGGAGAATCACTTCCTTGAACAACTCCTCTTATAGAATTACAAGCAGCAGAAGTATCTCCTATTGCTCTTGTTAGATCTCCAAAATCAGTTGAATTACCCGCAGTTGCAATAGTTATGAATTCAATGTCTGTGCTTTTACCTGGCTCTTGACCTCCTGAAAAACATATTCTAGTTGGATTTGAGTTTTGACTTACACCCCATTTACTTGCAGATAAATCTCCAAAGTCAACACAATCTGCATCGTTAGCAATTGATTTTACACAAATAATATTACTAGCGGGATAAGCTCCTGCAGAAAAATATCTTGTATTATTTCCACCACCACATGACCATATTGCATCATTTTGAGTGACATCTCCAAATTGTGCAGCGTTACCTTGTGATGCGATTGTAAATACATTAAGATTTTTAGTTCCAGGTGATCCTTGTCCCTCAGAAGAAATACCTCTTACGTTATTAGAATGAGCAGTGTTTGTTGTTTGACCTGCTGCCGTTAAATCCCCAAAATTAACAAAGTTACCTGCATTAAATGGATTAGCAAAGTCCATGGTATTTACATCACTAGGTGTACTACCACCACATCTTACTGTTCTAGTTAGTGCACCTGCTGCTGCACCTTTTTTAATTGATTCAGTTAAATCTCCAAAGTCTGTTGCATTACCATTATTAGAAATATTAATTTGATCCACTGTATTTAATATTGAATTGTCACCACCATATAAACCAATATTACCTGGTTCAATCCATTGATTGCCTCTTTGTTTTTTATAAGCTTCTCGTATATTCCAAATTTTTCCTGCGTTAGACATTATTCAATACCTCCATGTGAACCACAAACTGCACTACCTAACATTCTTGCTTCTGTTAAATCTCCAAAGTCAGTCGTATTACTTGTAGATGCTATTGTAATATATTGAATTACATTTGATGCACTACCAGTATCACCACCCATAAATACTGCTCTTGTTTTGTTTGATGTACCAGCAGGTCTCATATTTGAAACCAAATCTCCAAAGTCTGTTGCATTACCTGTTGAGGCAATTGTAATATAATCCATCTGATTATAATAAGTTGCTGTGGGAGCTGCATAAGTAAAACCACCTGCAAAAACACCTCTTGTATTATTACTCACCCCAGTCGGCCAACCTCTTGTAACTGATTGATCACCAAAGTCTACAGCATTTCCATTTGTAGCAATTGTTCCATATTGCATTACATTAGTGTAACCCGACGCAATATCTGCACCCGACCATACTATTCTTGTTGTGCTTGCTAAACCTCCTGATGCACCACCTGTAGTGGTCATGTCTCCATAATCCACAGCATTACCTCCTGAAGTAATCATAACTGCGTCCATGTTACTGTTTCTACCACTTGGATTTTCTCCACCACCAAACACTGCTCTTAATGAATTTGAGTTACCACCCATTCTTGCATTCGTAGCGTTTAGATCACCATAGTCGGCACCATTTCCTTGTGTTGCAAAAATTATCTCACTTATATCTGTTGACGGTGAAGCTGCACCACTACCTCCTGCACAAATTGCTCTTACTGTATTTGATCCTCTTGCATCAAAAGCTGTTTGTGTTCTAATAAGATCACCAAAGTCTACTGCATTTCCTGTGCTTGAAACAGCAACATAATCACAAGTACTGGTAGCACTTGGGTTAAGACCACCCATCAATACTGCTCTATCTGTGTTAGCACTACTTGGCATATTTACTGTGCCACCCATAGCACTATGTTGTGTGCAGTAATAATATAAAATATAAGGTGTTGAACCTGTTACTTCTATTTTTGTAAATGCTGTAGCTGAACCAGGAGTTCCTGATGTTGTTACACCTGTTGTGTATTCTGATCCACCTGCATGAGAACCATTCGGTGTTTCAGAAAATCTTAATGGGTGTCCACTGTTGCTGCTATCATCTTGATTAAACTCGTATGTGCAACCAGGAAACAAAACAACATATTGTTGAGTGTTACCATCAATAGCATATTTGTTTCCACCTGAAGAAACAACTGTTACAGTATATTTAAATGTTGTTGATCTAGCCACCTACTAAACCTCCATGTCCATTAGAAGCTGCTCCAGCATCTGCTCTTGCACCTATTGTATCTCCAAAATCTGATGCGTTTCCAGTTGATGCGATTGTTATTTTTTCTATAGTATTTACATAATGAAGGTGTACCACCACCCATTACAACTGATCTTGTTGTAGAATTTGCACTACCCATATCAATTCTTGCTGCAGACAAATTACCAAAATCTGTAGAATTTCCAACTGTTGAAAAAGTTATATAATCAACAGTATCAACTTGAGATGGAGTTGAGCCTCCTATAGCTAATCCCCTAGTTATGTTTCCTCCTTCTGCTCCAGCCGCTCTAGCTTGTGATAAATCTCCAAAGTCTGCTGCATTACCTAAAACTGCTATAGTTACATAATCCATAACATTGGTTCTGGTAGGTGTTGCACCTCCTTGCACTACACCTCTTGTGTTATTATTAGTAGGCATTGTAGCAAACATAGAAACAGTTCTATCTCCAAAGTCGGCAGCATTACCTTTTGTAGAAAAAGTTAAATAATCTATATTTGTAACTGCTGGATTCGAGCCCGAAAATAAAGCTCTTGTTTTATTTCCCATGCCACCTACTTGTGAACCATCTCCAGTTAGTGCATCTCCAAAATCATTTTCATTTCCATCAGTTGAAATTGTTAAAAAACCAACATCTGTAAAATTTGATGATCCATCATTACCCATATATCTAATTAATCTATCACCACCAGCTTCGTTAAATGGTAAAGGTCTTGTTCCTTGAAACCCGTCGTTTAGTCCGCCGTGCGATTGAGATGTTGCAGTTAACTCTTGTCTCGCATGTGTTAGATCACCAAAATCTGTTGCATTACCTCCTGTTGCAATATTAAAAAAATCTATGTTGCTAGAAATGGCTGGATTGTATCCGCCGCCAATAAGTCCTCTAACTGAATTACTTGTAGACCCTGCATTTGAAAATGCAATTGTAGCATCTCCATAATCAATAGTATTACCTTGAGAAGCAATTGTTACAAAGGCTAAACTTGTGTTAAAACCACCACTACAAACAGCTCTTGTGCTTGAAGCACATGCTTGATAACCATACTCTGCACCAGCGGTAACATCACCAAAATCAACTGCATTACCAGTAGTATTTATTTCTATAAAATCTATTACGTTTGAATTACTCCCAGTATAGCCTCCAAAAAAAAGAGCTCGTGTTGGAGAAGCAGTTCCACTATTTGGTCCATATCTAGATACTGTTAAATTACCAAAGTCGGTTGCTGCACCAGTTGACATAATACTATTGTAGTCAATTGTGTTTACATAAGAAGGTGTAATACCCCCTGCAGTTACTCCTCTAGTTTCATTTGAAGCACCACTTGTAAGTCTTCTGCCTTGTGATAAATCACCAAAGTTTGCAGCATTACCTAAAGTTGAAATAGTATAATAAACTTGTGTAGCTAAAGGCGTATTTCCATTAAATATTGCTCTTGTTTGATTTCCATGACCAGATGAATCAGAGGCATCAGTTATTGCTCCAGTGTCTCCAAAAAAACTTGCATTACCAGTTGTAGAAATTGTTACAAAATCAGTAAGTTGGTTATTTCCTCCCATAAACAATGCACGAGAGTTTACATTAGGCCAATACCCACCCATAACCGCGTCATAGACTTCACGCAGGTTCCAAACGCCCGAAGCGTTATCAAGTTGCGGGTAGTTAGCCATTTACTAACCTATCTTTTTAGACCAGATATGTGTGGCTGCAGTTGCTTGATCAAACGGTACAGTTGCAGTTGGATCACTAGGATCATTTGCATCTTCAGTCCAAGAAGATGTATACGTATCTAAATATGTTTTTACATCTGCTTCACTTGCAAGTTCACCAAGTCCTACTTCACTTGAACTATCAACCGTTGCACCAATCATAACTTCTTCAGAATCAGGGTAGTATCCGCCATCTTCAATCCATGTTGGAATAGTTCCTGCATCTGTAAGTTTATATTTAACTATCTTGTTTGCCATTTGGTTTCTCCTTATTATCTATCAGTTTAGTGTTGAGCGAATCTTCATCGTACAGCTTAAATCCTCTTCGCTCTGCGAATTTTACAGATTCACCAGAGAATTTATCAGCGCACGCTTCTAACCATTGCATGGTCATTTCGTGGGTAGGCGCTTTACCTTCTTTCATTAACTTATTTTCCATTTCCAAATAAGCATAAATTTCAGCTTGTGCCTGAGCACTGTTTATACCCATATCGAAGAGATAAATCAAGTTTCCTTCATCTATAACTCCGCCTCGGGCACGAGCAGCGTTTAAAGCTTGTTTTAGACAAGTCATGACATGATATCTAGACTCCTCTTTTTCGTACTCTTCCTCAGTAATATCATCTTTACCTAACTTCTTCAAGATACTCTTGTATTGATTAGTAAAGAAGTTCATCTTTCTGATAGCTCCAGATACTGAGTTTTGTATATTGTTCATATTTACCTTGACCTCTAATATCTCTGTTTCTAAAAGCTCTCTTTCTAGATCGTCTTTAAACTCTCCATTAGCTAGTTTCTTTTCTTTTTGACGAAGTTCAATATCCTTCTTCATCATTTTAAGTTGTGCTTCTTCTAGGGCCATTCTAGTTTTATCTAGTTCAGCTAGTGTGTGCTTGACTGATCTGATAGGTGTGATCGCTGTAACGTCTAACATAACACCCATAAACTGTGAGTGTGATTTGTAGAAGTTTGAGCTTGATTGTTTTATTGCTGGTAGTGTTGCATTGATGTTGGTTAACATTTGTTTATACTCTTTTTTAACCAGTGGTGAGTTTGATAGTTTTTGTATAACTAGATCTTTAGATGACATATTTTTCTCCTTTATAGTTTAGCATGTATATGATCATGTTGTAGTTTTTATACTATAGAATCTTACGAAAGTCCACCGTGTCCCGTAGAACCACCTGAAGCATAAGTAGCAGTTGACAGTAAGTCACCATAATCTGCTGCATTACCCGTTGAAGCAATTGTTATGTAATCCATAACATTAGAAGCACCAGGAGCTTCACCACCTGCAAATACACCTCTTAATTTATTACTAGCTCCATTAGGACCCACCCCTCTAGTAACTGATAAATCTCCAAAGTCGGTTGCATTACCTGTTGAGGCGATAGTTATATAGTCTATGTTGTTATGAAGAGTGCTGTTTGGTTGTTTTCCTCCTGCGGCTATCCCTCTTGTTGAACTAGAAACTCCACCTGGATCATATCTTGCTACAGTTAAATCTCCAAAATCTGTAGCATCTCCTAAAGATGAAAAAGTAATATATTGAATAGTATTTACTCCTGCTGGAGCAGTATACCCCCCTGCTCCTATTCCTCTTGTAGTGCTATTGATATTATTAGCCCCTTGAAAAATATTAGCTGTTGTATTTCCAAAATCTGTTGCATTACCAGTTGTTGCAATAGTTACACTGTCCATTCTATTATCATCGCCTGGAGAATCTCCTCCCATAAAAACAGCTATGGTATCATTACTTGCGCCTAAAGCTCCATAACGACTATTACTTAAATTTCCAAAATCTGCACAATTTCCTTTTTCAGTTGGATTCATATAATCTATTGTATCAAAGTGTGTTGGAGTATATCCACCAGCATTAATACCTCTAGTGCGATTTCCAGTAGTAGAAGCACTACTTCTTGCGAGTGTTAAATCACCAAAATCTTGTGAATTACCTAAACTAGATATTTGTATAAATTGAATTCTAGTAGTTACTGATGGTTGATTTCCACCACAAATATATCCTATATCACCATTATCAATTTTACCTGTTGGTGAATAAAGTTCTGGGGCTCTTGGTTGGAATTCTTGTAAGCCACCATGTTGATTTGAAAAACTACCAGCTTGTTGTAGTGCTACAGTTAAATCACCAAAGTCTGAAAAATTAGCTCTTGTTTCAAAATTAGCAAAATCAATAACATTCGAAACTCCTGGATCAGTAAAACCTCCAGCGGAAACTGCTCTTACTTTATTACTTAATCCACTAGTGCTACCTTTTTTGGCTATACTTAAATCACCAAAATCTACAGAGTTACCTAAACTACCTATGTTAACAGAATCTATAGTATTATTATAACTACCACCTATGTAGCCTCCCATATTTAAAGCTTTTGTATTATTAGCTGTAGCACCTGAATCTTGATTTGTACCTGATAAGTCTCCAAAGTCTGCTGTGCCTCCCCCACTTGAAAATTCTAAAAATTCTATTTTATTTACAGTGCTACTTTCTTCACCTCCAAAAATTAAACCTCTTGTATTATTAGATGCCCCAGGCAAATTTCTTCTATTGGCAGTAGCATCTCCAAAATCTGTTGCATTACCTAAAGTAGCAGTAGTTATAAAATCTAATACGTTTGATGCACCACCTGGAGAAAGTCTTCTTGGTCCAAAAACACATCTTGTATCATTTGAGTTTCCAGCCATAAAACCTGCAGAATTTGTTAAATTACCAAAGTCTGCTGCATTACCTGTTGAAAGAATTTGTACGTAGTCAATGCTATCTATGTAAGATGGAGTAATACCTCCAGCAATAATACCTCTTGTAAAAGATGAAGTTTGACCCATAGCTGGATAAGTTTTTGATACAGTTAAATCACCAAAGTCTGCCGCATTACCCGTAGTTTCAATAGTTATAAATTGTATTGTATTTATTACGCTTGGTGTAGATCCACCAGAAACAACTCCTCTAGTTGCACCAGATGGATAAGTCCCTAATTCTTTTTTATTTTTAGTAATGTCATTGATTTTCCAAATCCCTCGGGCTTGGTCTCGTCTAGGATAACTTTCCGACATGGGTTAGTCCTCCTATGCGTCGTCTATCAGTTCGTATGATATCGTGACTTCTAATGTTGATGCTGCTGATGCCCCACCTCTGATAAGATCGGTTTCTTGTAAATAGAAAGAAGAATTTTTATCTATTACATCAACTGATGAGTTAGCAGGAACTGTAAGTTCGTTAGCTAATTTTTTATGAGTGCCTGAAACTTCTGAATCAATAGTAGTTGTTGCATCATTGTCTGTCACATTTGTGACTCTAATTAGATTTATTTTGTTAACTTGATCTGCTGCTGCAGTTAATAAAGTAGTTGTTAAAGTTGTGCCTAAATCAGCTACTGCTGATTTACCATTAATTGTTGATACATTAACTATATTTGGTGCTGCCATTTTTTATTCTCCTAAACTCCTTTTATCCGAAAACTATCGCTGCTGCAATAGCTTTTCCCATTGATATACCGCTTGATGCTGTTGTAAAACTTAAGTTTCCAGAACCATCAGTCTGTAATATTTGACCACTACTACCATCCGCTGCTGGAAAAGTCAAAGCATCAATAGTGACTGTTCCTGAGCCTTTTGGCTGTATAGATACACCAATATTAGTGTCTCCACCAGATGCAGTAAGAGATGGTTTGTTTCCTGTAGCTGCATTCGCGTATGTCAATTGATTAACCGCGGAACTTGTAGCTGTTAATAGAAATAATTCATTACCATTTGTATCTAAAATAGATGTTCCTATTTTAGGTGATGTTAACGTTTTGTTTGTTAAAGTTTGTGTACCAGTTTCTGTTACTGTGCCTGCTGTAGCTAATGATATTTCTACAATATCAGGATTAGTTCCATCATTACCTTTTGCAACAACTAATTTATCTCCTTTATCTGTAGCAGAAAAAGTTACAGAACTTCCTGATCCAGAAGTATATTTAAACTGAACTGTATAAGAACCAGAACTAGAATTTCTTAAAAGATAAAAATTTTGTACATCAAGAGGTATTGTGACAACTGCATTACCAGATAATGAACCTGTAAATTCTATTATTCTATGAGCAAGAACGTCTCCTGTTCCTCCATCACTGCTTGTTAAAGCAACAGTTCCACCACTAGTTAAAGCTTGTTGTGTAAAACCACCAGCTATTTGTTCAACAACTTGTAAATTAACGTTTGTTTTATTTCCCCATGTACCAGCGTTTTCACCAGTTGCTTGAAGTTCTATACCGAGTGGTGTGTATGTTGATGCCATAAATTTTTATCTCCTATGCAGCGTCACTATAACTTGTATTTGATCCAGTTGCAACATCCGAATATGTATCATTCGAACCTGTTGAAACAGCACTATATGATGTATTTGAACCAGTGTCAATATCACCATAAGCAAAGATGTCTACTGTTCCTATATTAAATGTTGCTGATTGACTTGTTAATCCAACCTGCATATCAACAACTGTAAGTGATCCAACACTAGCACTAAATGATACTCCAGTTAATCCTATAGTTAAATCATTAGGATCTAAAGCTCCAACACTAGCTGTAGCTGATTGACCTGTTGGTTGTGCTACTGCACCTCCTAGTCCAATAAGAGAACCTTCTTGAGCCTCCATTGATAAGCCACTTACTATAGCAGTTGCATTTGGTATTGTAAGAGAACCTAAAGATGAAGTTACTAGTTGTCCAGATAATGTAACTTCTTGTTCTGATATTCCTGTAGCTGTTCCTTGTGAGGATGTTATGGAAAATCCTGAAGGCTGAACAGTTTCGTTTGGTGCAAATGCAGTTCCTTGAGAAGCAGTAAAAGATACACCTGTTAAACCAACTGTTAAATCATTAACACCAGGAGCACCAATAGCTGAAGTTATAGATTGACCAGTTAGACCAACTGACATTTCAGTTGGTAAAATAGAACCAACAGAAAAAGTTGCTGACACTCCATCAAAGCCAACACCTATATCTGGTAAACTTATTGAACCAACAGATGCAGAAAAAGATTGTCCAGTTAAACCTTGATGAACATCATCAACAGTTACAGATCCTACACTAGCTGAAATTGATAGACCAGATGGTTGAGCAACAGCGTCTTTTAATTCACCCCACTCATCTTCACCCCAGGATTTTGCACCCCAACCTGTTTTTAAAGTTACGGCTTCGTTCCAATTAGCCTGTCCCCAGGTTAATCGGCCCCATCCTGAAGTCACCGACATGGCTGACCTCCTATGCTAATCTGATGATTGCGTTACTTGCGTCTGCTGCTGGAAATTCTATTTTAAAAGTTCCATTACTTGCTGTTTTGTCTCCACCGAATGCAATGATAGCAACAGCATCTGTAGTTGATGATCCACCATTTGTTGTAGTATTATAAATCATTGCTCCATTTGCAGTAAAAGATGCAGAAGAATAAGTTACATCTGCAAAGTCAACAAAAGCTGTTGTTGATGATAAAGATACACCATTGTTTGTAAGTGTGGCTCCACCTGCAGTGTATGCAGATCCAGATGTATTTGATATTTCGTTTGATGTTGAATAATCAGTAGTTGCTGCACCTAAGGATGCAGAACTTGTAAAAAGAGCAATCTTAAAAGTGTGTCCACCAGAAGATTCAAAACTGTGTTTACCTTGTAAAAGCTCTTGTTTAAAGCTTGAACATATTGCTGATGATATTGCCATAATTTATTCTCCTACGGGTTTGGTGAGTTTATTGGTATACGAACAGCTCCATCAGTGTAGTCATCTCTTCGTCTTCTTCCAATTTGCTCACTAGCAAACTTTTGTACCTCTTGTTTATATTTATTTTCGTATAATGTCAACATATCCATAGGACCTTTTAAAAATCCATATGCTTCTGATAGACAACAATATAATAGACCGTTTGAAAAATTCATACTAATATAATTAGTGTCGTTATTCTCCAAAAGATCAGGCATTTTATTAAAATGCACTCTAAATCTATAAGTTGTATTAGGAACTGGAGCAAATGCTATACGTCCAGATGTCGTGTCTGATTCTCCTGTACCACCACCAAACATAGCATAATATTTAGGTTGACCTTGAGCTGCCGATGTTCCTGTTACATCTTGATACTCTTGTAGATATGTATAATCTTTTTTCTCTAACCATCTATTAGCTCCTGTAGTTTCAGATCCAGCTGTATCATAAACTTGTATACCTCTTATAAATAATGCTCCTGCTGGAGCGTTGATTGATTCTTGTCCAGCAACTAAATTACCTAATTGTTGTTTTCTATCTGCATCAATAGGAACATCTCTAAAAATTCTATACTGTGCATTTAAAATTATATTTTCTAAAACAGCATCTGTTAAAACATTAGAATCTGTTTCAGTATAACTTCTAATTTGTGTTTTTAATCCTGATGCACTTAATCCAGCCATTACGCTACTATCTCCTGACAACGTGGACAAGATTTTCTAAACCTTAAATGTCCTGAACAATGCTCTGGTTTTTTTTCAGTTAATATAATTGGTTCCTCTTTTTTAGGAATAAACCAACTTTTAATTTTATTAATAATTTTTTTTATCATGATTCTAAACTAACTGGACCAATGGAACAGCCATTTCCTCCTCCTCTTGTTTGCCCTACTGTAGCAGTATTTGTAACAACAGTAAAATGAAAAAAATTATTTAATGAATAATCTGTTGTAACTCTTTGATCTATTCCACTTATTGTTTTATATAAACCAGTTGTTATTGTATATCCTGCAGATCTTTCTATATTTGATCCTGATATTCCATCAAAATTAAGTATACTAGAAAAACCAGAAACAGGAGTTCCAGATGCTCCTGTATTAGGATTATATGGCGATCCAGTTCCTGGTGAAACTTTTACTGATCCTCTAAATCTATGTGTTTCTCCATTTGTTAAGCCATGACCAGGTGCAAAAACATTTATTATTGCAGAACCTGCTTTAAAAGTTTCAAAAGGATTATTTCTTAAATTTAATAAAACAGAGGGTTCACTTCTTCCAGGTCTTACATGTCTTAAAGATATACCATCTGCAGATAATGGTTTTGGTTCTAATTGTGGTTGTTTAGGTTCAAATTCAGATACATGAACAAAAGAACCATTCCATTCTCTAACCATTTCTCTGTATGGAAATTCCATACCAGATCTATCTGATATTGCTTTTGCATATTTTCCTGTTGCGTATTTTGGCATTATGCTCCTGGGTAATAAGCTTTTGGTGTTATGTGTGTGCTAGAAGCTGAACCATCTTCTGCAAGAGCTCTTTGTAATTCATCTTCATAGTATAGTTTCATTTGTTGAACTACTTGTATTTGATATTTTTGTGCAAGATAAAATGCTAAACCAGCTATCATACAAGGAACAAACCTAAATGGTACATCTGTTGCGTTTGTATAATCTCCTACATCTTGTATTCTTTTTATGTAATAAAAATGCATATCTTTAGATGCATTAGTAGAGTCTGGTGTTGGATAAACATGCACTCTAACTTTATCAATAAATCTTTCTACCCAGTATTGATTAGGTGTACCTTTTGATAATTTATTAGAAAAACCTGCATAAGTAGATCTATCAACTTTAGTCATAGGACTATCAGATTGAGTCGTTTGTGTTCTATTAGATCTTAATTGTGCTTCAAGAACATCAGATATTCCATATACACCATTTGGTGTTGAGGTAGCACTTGTGCCATCATCACTTGATCTAAAAAAATCGTATTCAGCTTGTCCTTCAACTAAATCTAAATCAAGTTCATCTATTTCCCAATAGTGAATACCTCTATTACCCCATTCTTGAAATAATATATTAAGAGATCTTCTTGCAGATTTAAGTTGATAACCTGCAACATTTTGCAATCCTATACGTTCAAAAGCATCTTCTATTATTTCATCAATAGCAAAAGTTTTATCAAACGTCGTTGTTCCAGAGGTAGTGTTAGCCATTTAACCTCCTAGCCAGTATAACCAATAGTTACCGATGTCGTATTAGTTAAATCTAAATATATTCCAGTTCTACATCTAATACCACTGCCAGGAACATATATATCTAGTCCTTCAGTTCCGCAATTACCTTCGAATACTAAAGCTCCAGTTGCATCTGTTCCATCATAAAGTTTGATATTGCTATTAGCCACTCCTTCAACTTGAATATAAGTTATTCTAGCTGGTCCAATAAAAGAACTTGAAGCATCTGTTGCTCTACCAAATCTTCCATCAGAAGTTCTTGTAGAAAACTGTTGATCTGAATCCATATTTTTCTCCTTAAAAATTTGTGTGGGCCGAAGCCCACACTAATTAATTATTATGCTGCAAATGCAAATGCACCTGTAGTAGCGTCTGCTGCGCCACCCATTTTAGATGCAATATGCCATGTACCTTTTTCATAACAAATAAAAGCAATCATGCTTCCTGTTGTGAATAAGTTTGTTGCTGCGTTAGCTGGTGTAAAAACTAATTGAGTTTCATTTGCCGCTGAAGTATCAAAAGTTACTTCTGCTGTTGCTCTTGATTCAATTACTGAACCAGTTGCCCAAACATCAGAACCCGCTGCATCAAAAGTTAATGTAGCAGTTCCTCCAGTTGTATCTTTTGCTTGTGCATAAACTACTATTGTACCTTGCGTTGCTGCAGGTAAAGTACAAGTTGCAGCTGCTGCACCTGTGTAATTTATTACAGAAATAGTATCTGCCGCTAGTGTAATACTAGTAGCTGTTGCTACATCTGATACTGATAAACCAGTTAAGTCAGGCATACCTGAACTCATTCTAGTTGTTATTGCTCCAGTAGTTGCATTTTTAGTTGCAACTTGGAAACCTTTTTCAGACCTTACTGGTCCATTAAACGTTGTTGATGCCATAATTA